TTTAGTTTCAGCAGTTGGCATTGGCTCGTCTGGTACTTTGTTTGTAGTTTCGTAATATTCGCGCATAATATCTTCGCGCTTACGAACAACTTTACCACCTGGGCCTAGTTCATCGCCACGTGCATTTACACGAGCATTACCTACTGCTGGTGTAAGTTCGTTTCTTTGTTCCAGTTGATCCATGTCAACCATTTTTCCACGCATAGTTTTATACGTTTTTCTAGCATTACCTTTTAGTGCCATTTTTAATCTCCTATTGAGTTATGTACGTATTTATCTTAAGAACTCTCGCCAGTCCAGGTCATATTGGATTGAATTAATTCTGTGTACGCCTATCAAATACAGAACATAACTTGCTACACTTGATCCACGTCCTACACCCCATACAATGTCGTTGCTACGCATAAACTCTACAAGATAGATCATATACTGCAATAGTGGAATCATATCACGAGCTTCGTATGCGTCTAGTTCTTCTAAACAGCGATACCAAGTCTTACTAACCTGTGCTCTTGCACGATCCTTAAAACCGCCTTTAATGCGTAGTTGTTCTAACAAGTAATCTTTAACATCAATTTTTTTATATTCTTCAGGCATAAACCATTCACTTTGACATACACCGTCAAAAGTCTTTTGATCTACATCTAATGGAATATACTTTTGTAGTTTATCAAAGCCTTGCTCTTCCATAGCAGCATTGAACTTGTCTATATCGTCATTTGCATCACATAGTACAACGTGTACCTTATCCGCATGACCACTATAGATCATGTTGACGAGATCGCGATTAGAGAATCGTGGAATACCTAGTTCATCTGTTTTCATAAGCATACGTGTATTTTACGACACTTTAATAAGATTGTCAAGCCCTTCTTCACCATTTTCTTGGGTTTGTTGGGCTTCTAATTTTTGTCTAGCTCTGCGGGATTCTAATTCTAATTTGTAATCATCAAGTAAAAGAGAAATTTGGTCTTTTACTTGTGGATTTTGTGTTTGAAAATACTTACGGTTAAGTTGCATAACCTTTTCTTCAATTTCGTTATCTGATAAAGATTGTGCATTTTCAAATAGAGGGTGCATTAATCAAAACTTCCGATATATTTTGCATAGTAAGTAGTTGAACCTTGATAGGTCCAAAGTTCAATAATATGAACATCACCAGTTGTAACGGAGCTTATACCTGTTGTATCTCTATTCCAAAAGTCTTCACTATCGTTATCAAATTTAATAGTTAAACTGTTGTCCCAAGTTAAATTTCTTGTGCTGCCTGTTGCAGTTATGTGAAGTGTAACTTTTTGATAATATCCAGAATCTGGACTAGTTCCAGCATCGATGGTCAATTCAGTATCACCTTCTAGTACAATAGTTTGATAGTTGCCAGAAATTTGAGTATCAGCGTCTTGATTGTTAAAGTAAACTGTAGCATTAGTTGATACTGTACCTACATTGTATTTAACTTCTCGTTGACTTTGAAGTGTAGGATTAACAAGACGTGCTGTACCGCCAGTACCTAGTGCTAAAAATTCTGTATTTGCTTCGTTTCTTACAGTATATGTTTCTAAGTCTTCTAATCTTGCCTTAGAAGCACTAAAATTGTCATTTATTACAGTAAAGTTATCACGAAATCCTTGCGAGTCATTGTCTTGACCCGGTACTGGAAATTCAGTATCTAAATCTGTAGTGCTAATTGGATTGTCTGCTGGTACGTCTGACATATTATTCTTCTCCTAGTGCAGTATTTATCTCGTTAAATATTAAAGTCATAATTTGCGAATAGTATATACTGCTCATTACTATTTCCTTTTGTACTATCAATTATGTATCTATCTATAGTAAAATTGATTTGACTAAAATCAAAATTACTGTTTTTAATGTTTAGTAGAATATCATTAGCAGTTCCGGGCTTACAATATGTAAGTACTACTGCTGGAGTGTAACCCAATGCTTCGATATTATTTTCTTGCGGTGTACGCATCCATAACGGTAAAAAGTTCCCGTCAGTTACACCGATATCTTGTATTCTATCACGCATATTAGTTATATTACTGATATACTTTTTAGTCTGTTTATCTTCATCAATACTTATTGCATCGCTATCAATTTTAATTGTATTTGTGATAGGTCTAAATTTGTAAGGTTCCCCCTCCCCTACACCTGATGTATTATCTTTATCTTCGTATTGAATATTATTTATTAATCTATCATGCTTTGTTTTAATATTAATACTTTGTCTAGTTTTTCCGTCAGTTGGTTCCAATGGATCAATAACTTCTACATATACAACTTCATACACAGGATTTTTAGTTCCTGGTTCATATGCTACTGCTGTTCTAACTTCTCCAAACTTAAACTGTTTCTTTTTGTGATTTTTTGCTGCCGCTGCGACAAAGTTTTTCATTTCAACATTTTCTATTCCGGCATACACTAACATCTTTGGTTCTTTTTGTAAGCCAAATTCTACGTCATTCGGACGATAAACATATGCAGGATCGAATATTACAGGATCACTAATAAAACTATTATATAAGAATTTTTGATCTGCTTTTAAGAAAGGCTTTACAATTAAATTACTAAATGTTAAATCGTTTGGATCTAAAACTGCGATTGTAAAAGTTTTTGTAGTTGCACTATAACCAAATTGATCTTCTGCCCTTGCTGTAAATGTATAAGTTTTATCTATAGTTGTTACATTACCGTCAAGTATTAAATCGTTATTGTCAAATACAGTAAGTCCACTAACAGCAAACCCTGCATACTCTTCCCACCTAGCACTATCACTTATAAAATCTTGTGATGCTGTATGTGCAATTAAACACTTGTACTTTTGTGATCCGACTTTAACAATATCATTTGCTACATATTGTCTTCCAGTTTTCCAAAAGCTACGATAATAATTTTCGCCAAACTGCTGTACCTTGCCAAATATTTCTCCATCCAGTGCAAGTTCAAGTCCTGGAGGTAATCTGCCATCAGTCTTATAATAGCGCACAACAGCATTAGTTACACTTGTAGTTGCATCTATACTAAATGTACTTACTAGGTTTGCGTTAATTGTTCCTAATTGTGCAGGACTATCCCAAACAATTCTCGAATCAACTTCACCTAATAGTTTAACTGTAAACGTTTTATCTTTAAATGCTGAATTAGTATCTTCTCTAGCACCGTCGACAACAGTTTTTGTAAATGTTACATCTGGTTTTAAGTAAGCATCTAAAGGTTTAGATAGAGTAATTACATCATAAAAAGGACTAGCATTATTAATATCTGTTATTTCAAATATCGTTCCTTTTATATTAAATGTTTCATTTTTTAATTCTTTTAGGTTTGCGTTCTTTTTAATACGTAAAATAAATGTGTTAAGTTGCTTTGCTGTACCAACACCACTTGCAGGACCTGCTGCGACAAAATTTGTACCTATATTGTTATCAGCAGCACCTACTTCTGTAAAGTCTGTATTTTCAGTTGTTAGAATTTGATATTGACGATTGGCTATTAGTTTTTTAGCAGGTGTTCTATCTTGTGGAAATGTTTCCTCATAGGTTGTAAAACTTAATTGTTTAGTATTATTTGGAATATCGGTATAGCGTGTTGCTCTAACTGTAAACTTATATTCTTTTGTAATACTTGGCTGATAAGGAACTATGCCTGCAATCTCACCACTACCTGTGTCTAGTTCTGTACCTGGCGGAATAATGCTTGGCGAACCGTCGTCATTAAAATCTTGTAAGCTGTAATTGACAAATCCTGTAATAGAAGATGAATCGATAATGTCTAAATATAACGTTAGATAATTATTAGCTCTTCGATATCCTAAGTCTGCTGGTGTTAACCAAACCGGTGTTCTAACATGTGAAGCATCTGCACCAAATAGTGTATTGCCGGCCTGCATAATTGTATTATCTGCACGTAAGAAGTCATCTCCTACAACAAATATTCTAAACAAACGTTTTTCAATTGTATCGCCATCACTTACACTAACACGGAACTGATAATTCCTGTTTAGCTTTTTAGGTGATTTAGTTGCAATACTCTTGTCATAAAATTCTGTGTCGTAGTAAAAACTATCATAACCATTGGCACTTCTCACACCAAAGTCAAACGGAAATGTTCCGTATGGGTTACTATCATAATAACCGCTATTTGCTAATACATCAATAGCAAGCACTGGGTCTACTACACCTACTATTCTACCATCTGTTGTTAGTTCAATGCCTGGTGGAAGTTCACCGTCGCCACTAGCAATAAAATATTCTAAAGTTTGTCCTGCTTCTATGTCGCTATCGTTGGCAATCAGTTGAAAATTAATCGGACTATTGTCTAGTATGTAAAAGGTATTGTTATTGCCTACTGGTAATGACCCTGCACTAGTTTCCCATATAGGTTTATCAGCGCCAGCAACACTTATCCTAAATGTCCTATCGTCGATTTCACCGTCCTTGCTTGCTCGCACAACAAATTTAAATTCAGTTTCGCGAGCTACTTCTAGCGGTGTTCCTTGAATGGTTTTTTCTTTAATTTGAAGTCCTGGAGGTAAACTTCCGCTTATGATTTGGAGTGTTGCGTCTGTATCAACATCTAAATTAATAGGAAGGAGTTCAGCTGATCGACTTTCGCCTGATTTTGCTGATCGAAGTGTTTTGCCCTCTTCAATACTTCTTAGTAGGATATTATTTTTTGCTGTCCACAATGCCATACAAGATTTCCTTTATATAGCAATATTTATCGAAAAATTAGATGTTAATATTGCCAAGATCTAAACTTACATTAACATTGTTACCAGCTATAGTTCCAAAGTCTACTGTAGTTGTAGCAAACAAAAAGTCCCATAAGTTAGTAACAGTTGTAGGAGTAATACTTCCAAAGTTCCAACTATTTTCTTCTTCTTTAAAGTAGTTTAAATCTCTGATGTCAATACCATGTACTAGCCCAGTCAAGTTACCGTTAAAGTTTGCTGTGACGGTTGTAGCATTAATTAAACCTACATTGCCTAAGTTAAATCCGTCTGCATTTAATCCAGCACTTAATCTTGGTGCTGGATCATCTTGAAGACTTGTTAATGCACTACTATCAATCCTAATATTGTTACCATCTCTTGTGGTTGTAATTGATGTGCCACCCTGGATAGTAAATGTTGTGTTTTCAGTAACAGTTAAACTTCCTGTATCTGCTGCAATAACAAATTGTGTAACACCTGCATCAACGTTAATAGTTAATTCATTTGCATCTGATGTTAGTGTAACATTGTTGCCGCCTATTAAGGATTTAAATTGTAGTTCAGCATCGTTTTTACTAGCGTATAAACCTTCGCCCGTACCAAGATTTACAACAGTAGTTGCTTCTGGTGTTCGATTGTCTAAGTCTGCAAAGTTGTAAACAACCTTATCAAATGCTTCTCTTAAATCATCACCTGTACCGTCGTTTGCTACGCTACCAAGGTTTATAGTTTTCAGTGCCATGTTTGTCTCCGCTTTACTATATTTATTACAAACGTCCTACAACAACTTCAACAACACCTTTGCCTTCGTCGTCTTTAGTACCAACTGCTTTACCAATAACTGTGCCCAGTTTAGGATCGTTGTTAACTATAGCATAGCCAGGAATTGCACTTGTTACTAGCATGTCGCCTTTTTCAACTCGTCCAATTACTTTACAAGGAACACGCCCTGTTAATGCTAACTCAACTACGTTGTCGCCTTCTAGTTGATTATTCATCAAGTATGCAGGATCTGTTGAAACAATACCAGCTACTTTGCGATCACCTTTTGTATTTGTAACAGTAACTTCGTTTTCACCACCAAACACTAGTACTGTTCCTGGTTCATATAGTGCATCACCTAAGTATTTCTCTGCCAAGTCAGCGTAGTTTGCTGAACTTGCATTACCGCTAAAGTTAGTTGCTGTAAGTGTTGATGAACTAGGAACATAACTTAGTCCGTTGGTTGCTTGATCATCCATCTTTAGAGCTTTAGTACCAGTAGCACCTGTAGCAAACACAGGATAAAAAGTACCACTGTTAGTACGTTCTTCTGTTACTGTAACTTCTGATGCACTACCTGCTTCAACTTCACCTAGGCTTGCACTGATTTGACCTGCTGCACTAATACTAATACCAGTACCTTCGCTAAACTGACTTACAATATCTGTAATGCCATATCCTGAAACTGTAGTTGGTGTACTTGTTACACCAGTCCAAGCAACACTGCCTGCTGACCCACTTACATTACCTGATACGTTACCAGTTAATGCTCCAAAGAAGCCGCCGCCAGCATACACTTTCTTAGCAATGCTTGCACCACCTTCGACTCTTAATGCACCAGTATCACCAGTAGCATTAGATGCGTCTGTAGTGTCAGTAATATCAAACACACCGCCTAGTGTTAGTAAATCAGTACTTGGATTATATTTAATATCAGCATCTGTGTATACAGCTGATCCAGTTCTTGTACTATGATTGGTGTCAACAAATGTTAAGTAATGATCTGCATTAGTTGCAACTGATCCTGTTTCTACAGTAGAAGCAAAGTCTGCACTTTCTGCATTACCTTCAATCGGACCAACTACTCTACCGTAGAATACTGAATAGTTTGCCGACTCAGATCCGTCCGGATCATTTTGCGGATTATCACTACCTATTTCTAATACGGTAAATCCACTAGCGCCGACCTCGTCACGTACATCACCATGCAAGTCGCCGTACATATCTGTAATGTATGCTTTGCTCCAGTAATCGTCCGTTTGTCCAATTGTGTTAGTGCTGCTTGATACTAAGTCTACTGCTGCACTTATTTCGTCACTGATTGTAAACTTATTGCTTGTAGCACCTGTGCCGCTTGCAGTTGCAAATACAATCTCACTTCGCTCACTACTATTAGCAACATCAG